CCAACTAAAGGAAAGAAATAAGATGGCTTTAGAAGATACCTTAGCGTGGTACTTATCAGATGCTAACCCAACGCTTGCATCCCTTGCTCCTGAAGTAGGTGCAGGTGCTGCGGGTGCTGCTGGAGGACTCTTTGGTTCTTTGGGTTCTCTGGCGGGTGCTGCTGTAATACCTACATTCCTCAACTTTGTATCTAATCAGATAGCACAAGGAAAGGTTGATAGATATAACTCTCAGATGGCTAATATGGCTTTACAGGATGCTGGCTTAGCCGCTGGTGTACCTTTAGAGGCTTGGGACGTTACTAACTACCAAGATGTAGCTAATACGCCTGCTCCAGAGCAACGCTACGATGGCACTTGGTCATGGAATGGTCAGGTGTATGGTACACCCTTAGCCGCTCCTAGTGCGCCTCCTAGTGCTACCGCTATAGCTGGAATACCTGACCCTACTAGCAACTCTGTGTTAGGGCAGATAGCTGACTTCTTTACTGGCGGAGATCAAGCTCTTGTATTTAACCCTGCTGCTGGCACAGTTGGCTACTCGTCTACGTACCCTAACTCGTCTACTCCTACTGGCTCTTATGTCCCTGTCGGCCCGACTGTTGGTGGAGTTCAGCCAGGGATGACTACTGGTAGCAATGTTCTTGATATGTTAATTCTTGCTGGTGCGCAGGCGACTGGTATGGGTACTCCTAATGTAGCAACTCCTACCGCAGGCGATATTCTTGGTGGTGCAGCTAAGGATGTAATAGGAAAGGATATACTTGGCACTATACAAGCAGGTGCGCAGTTAGCTCCTGTGACTGTAGTAAAGACACAAGCAGAGCAGGAAGCAGAAGCAAGAGCAGCGGCTACAGCAGCAGAAGATGCTAAGACTAAAGTAATTATAGATTGGCTAGGGACTTACGGAAAAGACGCTTCTGATTCGTTCATAAGAGCCACTATGGAAGATAACGACATTACACCGGCAGACATGGCTAAGGCTACAGGCGTTCCTTTATCTACTATTCAAGCTAGATACGATAAGGTTCTTCCTTCTACATTAGCTATTGACCCTACTTTAACAGGAAAAGATACAGCAGCTCAGGTAGCTCTTGACGCTGCTGTTGCTAAGGCTGCTAGTGATGCCGCTGCTGCTAAGATCGCTAGTGATGCCGCTGTTGCTGCTCAAGTACCTACTACTCTTGCTGTAGTTGCTCCTACGGAGTCAAGTACACCAATTGCCAGTAAAACAATTACAACTACACCTACGGTAAGCACACCTATTGTCACTGCGGGGCTGCTAGATACACCTCCAGCGGTAGCTCCTGTTGCCCCTGTAGTGCTAGCTGCGCCTCCAGCGGTAGCTCCTGTAGTAAATGTAGACGTTAATAACAATGGGGTTATAGACGCAGAAGAACCTCCTAAGCCGCCTGTAGTGCCAGCTACACCTCCAGTAATTCCTGTAACGCCTACACCGCCTCCTCCTCCTACTAGTGGTGGTGGCTTGTTCTCATCACCTACAAGGACTACTGACTTACTTTTTGGTGATCCATATAAGTATCAGAGAGACAAGTTCACACTCTTAGATAACCTCTTAAGCTACGGTAGGTATTAACTAATGACATATTTAGCACTTATTAATAAAGTTCTTATTCGCCTTAGAGAACTTGTAGCTACAACTCCTACAGATAATGACTATGTTACTCTTATAGGCTATCTAGTAAACGATGCTAAGAAGACTGTAGAGGAAGCATGGGACTGGACTGCTTTAAAGACTACTTTCACTGTTTCTGCTGTTATTGCAGATAACACCTATACCCTTACAGGCTTTGGTACTAACTTTAAGTTATTAGATGTGTATAATGCTACTCAACTAAGCCGCATGGATTTGATTAGTCAGAATGAGATGAATGACAAGATTAACCTTAATACAGCAGCAACAGGCGCACCTAGCTGTTTTAGCTATAATGGCTCAGACGCTAATGGCGATCAGAAGATCATTGTGTATCCTACTCCTGACGGCTCTTATACGCTTAAGTTTGATGCTGTTGTACGCGAAGCAGAGCTTACCTTAGCCGCAGACACAACTAAGCTACCTACACAACCTATTATTATGATAGCATGGGCGATGGCTACTAGAGAAAGAGGCGAGACTGGCGGCACTGCTGCTCAAGAGCTATTCGGTCTTGCTGATAGGTACTTAGGTGATGCTATTGCGCTAGATGCTACACGTTATCAAGCAGACCTTACTTGGAGAGTTGTTTAATGGCTCAACAGCTACAGAGTGTCTCTATTGCTGCTCCTGGCTTCTTTGGGATGAATACCCAAGATAGTCCTGTAGAAAGCCCTCCTAGATTTGCCTCTATTGCGCTTAACTGTGTCATTGACCAGTATGGGCGTGTAGGAGCGCGTAAGGGCTATTCTTATATTACTACTAACGCTGCTGCTATCTCTGGTGGCAATGGTCTTACAACAATCTATGAGTACATAAAGAAGTCTGACGGGACTAAGGTAGTATTCTCTACTGGGAATAATAAACTACTAACAGGCACTGTTACTCTTGTTGACGCAACACCAGCAAGTTACACAATTACAGCAGAGGACTGGAAGATAGTAGAGGTTAATGAGAAGGTCTATTTCTTTCAGCGTGGATATGAACCTTGTGTGTATAGCGAAAGCACAGGAACTATTCAGAAGATGTCAGCAGTTTCAGGAAGCGCAGGCACTCCACCACAGGCTAATGAGGCTTTAGGAGCTTTTGGTAGATTGTTTGTAGCAGACTTTACTACTGATAAACATACTATTTATTGGTCTGATCTTTTACAAGGACACAAGTGGTCTGGCGGCAGCTCAGGCTCTTTAGATATTAACAAAGTATGGCCTCGCGGAGCTGATGAGATAGTAGCTTTAGCGCAGCACAATAACTTCCTTGTTATTATGGGGCGTAGGTCTACTATTATCTATGGTGGTATGGACGACCCTAGCACTATGGCGGTTACAGACATTATAGATAATGTAGGGTGTATTGCTAGAGACTCTGTGCAGAACACAGGCGCAGACATCTTATGGCTTAGTGAACATGGTGTACAAAGTCTTGGTAGATTAGTACAAGAAAAGTCAGCAATACTTAAAGATATATCGCGTAATGTTCGTAACGATATTACTAATTATATTACTTTAGAGACAGGTATAATCAAGTCAGTCTACTCTACTGTAGAGGCGTTCTATTTAGTAACCTTTCCCTATAGCGGTATTACCTACTGCTTTGACATGAGAGGAATGCTGGAGGACGGCTCTGCAAGAACTACTATATGGAATAAGATAGAGCCTAAGTGCTTCCATGTTAATAAAGCAGGTAATCTATACATGGGGCATGATACTGGTATTACTCTATTTGATGAGTATAACGATGGTACAGCTACCTACTCAATGGAATACTTCTCTAATCCAATGTCGTTTGGGAATGCTACAACATTAAAGTTTGTAAAGAAGATAGCCATGACAATCATTGGTGGAGCAGGTGCAATAACTAACCTCCAGTGGGCATACGATTACTTGTTCAACTATCGCAGTAGTGCATACACGCTCTCTAGCGGTTCTATAGCTGAGTATAATGTAGCTGAGTTTAACGTAGGGGAATACTCTACTGGTGTTGTTATTACAAGACCTTCTATTAACGCTTCTGGTAGTGGCTTTGTAGCTACAATTGGGATCACTTCTGAGATTGACGGAGCTGCTTTGTCTATTCAACAAATTGATGTTCTAGCCCTAATGGGGAGATTAGTATGACTTTAGATCAACTGCTCGGTATTGGAAGCATGGCTGGCTCAGCTGCTCTAGCTAATCAGGGTATTCAAGAGGCTAGGGCGGCAGGGACTGCTCAACAGCAAGCTCTTTCAACTCTTGCTGATAAATACCAACTAGCTACTCAGTTTAAGCCTTATACGGTCACAGGAGCTACTGGGTCTAGCACCTTTGCTCCTGGTGGCGGCTCAACTACGCTATCTCCTCAGCTACAAGCATTGATGGATCAACTCCTTCAGTCTAGTGGTGGTATGTTTACAGGAGCTGCGCAGCCTCTTGACCAGCGAGCTATGGATGTAACTGCTCAGTTGGAAGCTGCAAGCGCGCCTTCTAGGGAGAGAGAATACTTGTCTATGGAGCAGAGGCTCTTTAATCAAGGTAGAGGTGGTTTACAGACTGCCCAATACGGAGGCGCACCTGAACAGTTTGCCTTTGCTAAAGCCTTAGAAGAGCAGAGAGCGCAGAATGCCCTTATGGGACGCTCACAGGCTATGAATGAGCAGAACCAACAGTTTAATCTAGGTCAAGGCTTGTTTAGCAGTGCCTTTATGCCACAACAACAGCAGAATTTACAGACACAAGTAAGTACCCCTTTTGCTGAGTTGGTTGCAAGATCACAACAACAAGGCGTTGTAACAGGTGCTGAACTAGCTGCGCAAGGCACACAGGCTAAGATTGCAGGTGAAACACAAGCGTCTAATATAAGACAAACGCAGCTACAAGCACTTCTGGACTCTTTAAACGCTCCTACTAGTGGTGGTGGTTCGTTCTTTGGTAACTTACTCAGTAGCATATTTGGTGGTAACTCTGGCGGTACGCCTCCTGGCTTTGTAACGCCCACTGCTGCACAACAGAATGCTGCGCTTAATCTCCCATAAGGTAACTGATAATGGCTAACGAACTATTGCAAGGTTTACTCTCTAATCTACTGACACCAGTTGATCCAAGAGCTGCTCAGAGAGCTGAAGGTGCTAGGCTTGTATCTATGATGGGTACGCCTGGTGCTGCTGCTACCTACTATGCCCCACAGCGAGCTGCTGACTTCACTAAAGGTCTAGGGCAGTTGTTCGGTATGGATCAAAGAACATCAGCGGATAAGATACGAGAACAGCTATCTAAGAATGCACCTGATTTGTCTACTTCTACTGGGCTGGCTCAGATGGCTCAATTAGCACAGCAATCAGGAGATGCTAATACTGCTGCTCAGTTTGCCATGCAAGCTAAAATGGTGGCTACTCAAGAGGCTCAGGCAGCAGAGAAGATTAAGCAAGAAGGAGCGGCAAGAGAAGCACTTGCTAACCAAGCGCAAGCAATGGGGCTGGAAACAGTGGCTACATCATTATTAAGTGGCGGAGATATAAAAGAAGCTACTGCTGCTATTACATCTTTAGAAAAAGAAAATCTACTTGCAACTGGAGGTCGCCCCGCTAAACTAGCAATAGCAAGAGCTACAGGCTCTGGAGCAGCGATGCTTAGAGATATAGCCGCTGGTGCTTATGATACATTGTCGCCTGTTGATTTTCAGGGTATGTTAGAAGGAACGGAAGCAGAGCTTAAACCCTTCCTTGATTCGTCAGGGACTGCGCGTATATTAAGAGTCTCTACGTATGGGCGAGTATTAAATGAAGACACACAGCAATGGGTCAATCCTGGCGAGTTAAACTTACGCCCCGCGCCAACTAAAACAGAGACGTTAACAGCAGTAGACGCTTTTGGAACAAAGCTATGGGATGGGGAGGCCACTCGCTTTGTAGAAAGAAGTAAGACAGCGGATGATGCTGTTATTTCTTTGACACGTAATCAGCAAGCTACTGATCTGCTTGATAAAGGTATAAAATCAGGGGCATATGCTAACTTTCGCTTAGGCCTTGCTAAAGCATTAAAACAGTTGGGAGTAGTAACTGGGGAAAGCGACAATGAACAAATAGCAAACACTGAAACTTATATGATTTCTCGCGCTTCTGAAGTAGCTAACATTATTAAAGCATTCGGAGCTGGTACAGGTCTTTCTGATGCAGATAGAGCATATGCAGAGAAGATAGCAGCGGGAGATATAGGGCTAGATGAGCAGTCTATGAGGAACATTTTAGCAATGGAACGAACTGCAAATACCTCTGTTGTCACGCTCTTTAATAAAGATTTAGATACTTTTATAGAAAAAGGTATAGGCGGTGGCAATCTTGATATTTATCGCAAAAACATTCCAACACCCCCTTTATCTGCTTCTCAGATAGCAGAGATAACAAGTAAAAACACAGCTAACAACATTACTGTTGTAGAAGTAGGGGGAAAACGCGCATATCTAAGAAACGATAAATGGTATTACGAAGACGGTTCGGAGGCTAAATAATGGCAACTCTTCCAGAGGGCGCAATACCAGTCAATACTGACATCCCAAAAGCACCCACTCCGCAGATTCTTCCTATAGGAGCAAACCCATTACCTACGTGGTTAGCTGTGCAGTCTCCTCCAAGCACTCCTACAGCTCCTCCTCCTAGTTTTGTATCGGACGTACAGAGCAGACTACAAGGCAGGCAGAGAGAAGTATCGCAGACAATTGAAGATACTCTAAAAGGGAATCTTGGATTAGACACTGCTGCTATACAAGTGATGGGGAAAGGAGTAGCGGGGACGGTTACTGATGTAACAGGAGCTGCGCTTCAAGCTGCTTGGCGCGGCTTTAGTGATTTTATACCCACCAATGTGTCCGATAAAGCGGCAGAAGGATTTGCATGGTTAGCTTCTTCTGTTCCTGCACAGGAAGCGTTCTTAGTAGCCCGTAGGGGGGCTGACGCATACGCTGGCTGGAAAGAACGTAATCCACAAGATGCTAAAACACTAGAATCTATTGTTGATATAGGGGCTGTAATTAACCCTGGGCGACCCGGTACGCCTACCTTTGCTGCTAAATCTGCGACAGCATTGGAGAGGTCTGCTATACAAGGAAGAAAAGGTTTTGTGACCGAGTTGGTTCTTCCATTGAGGACAAAAAAGGTTAGAATGGAGGAAGTGCCACGAACAACAATAAGCCCAATGTTAAAGTATACACCAACGCCTACAGCTCTTGAGCAGGGCGCAATTAATGAAGTTTCCCTTCTTACTGGCGTTTCAGGCTCTCGCAGTGCGCAGTATAATTACAATGTAATAAGAGATGCTAACCGCCAAAAGGCAGAAACGCTTATACTAGAACTTGAGAAAGCTAACATACCAGTTGACGCTGCTGCTGTAGCAAGGCAAATGGATACTGACGTACAGAAACTTATTAAGAACTCAGCGTATATTACAGGTGACTTAGAGGCGACAGCTAACAAAGTTAAAGACTACGCTACTACTCTCTTTGCTGCAAGTGATGGAACTGCTGCTGGTTTACTTAAAACACGTAAAGAGTTTGATAGGTGGGTTAGTTCGCAGAAAGGAGGCGATCCTTTAGACGCTACTGGGAGACAGGGGACTCTTAAAGCGGCAGTCCAACAGGTTAGGAACACTCTTAACGATGCCCTAGATGCTGCTGCACCAAATCAGGCTGTAAAGAAAAGCCTTAAATCGCAGCATAACTTATATGTTGCTATGGATAATGTCCAAGAGAAAGCTGCGGAAGAAGCATCTAAGCTCTTAGGAAGGGTATACCAGAACATACATAAAGCTACTGGGGGGAATCTCCCAACAACACCTTTAGCTCTAGCAGCAACAGGAGCAGCCGCTTACGGAGCTATTCAAGCAGGGTGGTTACCTTACGCGCTAGCTCCACTTGTCTATCTTCCTATAACCGTAGCTGTTTACAAGGGCGCGGCATCCCCTGCGCTACGCCAGCAACTAGCAGGACTCTTTAAAAACATAGATGTAGCTATTAAAGCTACTAAAATACCTGATCTTAAAGTAAGCCTTGCTACAGACAGGTTAGCTTTATTGGAGTTATTAAAACAATTACCTGTAGAAAAAGAAGAAACAAAGCAGTAGACAAAAAGAAGCCCCTAAGTAGATTGTCCGGTAAGGGGCTACTTAGAGGCTTAAGCGTCTTCTACTACGGGAACTGGGCTGAGTGCGACAGCGACCCTGTACTACCCTACAGGATAGGGTGTCGCACTTGCTCTGGAGAGCCTGTATTCACTGCCCTCAGGCGTGCTAAATACCACTCCGCCTTGTCTAGGTCTTGTGTGGGCTTACCTTTGTAGGCATAACGCCATAGGTACTTTAGTGCATTACCCTTCAGGTAGCCTTTAAACTCTTCTGGGGACATTGACGCTTCTATGGCTTCTATGGCCTCCACCTTGCCTGAGTTGTAATGAGCAGGCTTATGTACCTCATCATATGCAGATACCTTATCTTCCATAAAGTCCGTAGAAGATATGTTACGCTTATGGGCAAAGTCATCCCACTCTTTAGCTGTTCCTACCATATTTCCTCCTTAGATACTCTAGGCTGATTGGCATCTCGTCAAATGAGCCGTTTTTAACATCATTTAGCATCCATATACCTCTCCAGCTGTCATTACCCTGCCCACCTAAGTAGTCCTCAGTGTGCTGGTAAAAGACACCAGCAAAGATGCCTGTCATTGCTGCTCCATCACCTTTACGGGCATAGGCTATATCCCTGTCCTGTACATGACCC